CTAACGGATTTGCGTGGTCGCGCCGATCCGCCCGAAGATCGCGACGGCGCCGGCGGCAGCCGAGACTAATTGCAGCACCGCGTCGGTCAGGCCCTCGCGCGCGGCCGCCTCGACCGGCAGGCCGAGAGCCGCGCCGCCGCTGGCGGCAATGGAGACGATCGCCGCCCAGATCGTGCGAGAAAGATACCAGGGTTTGCTTCCGGTCATGTCGGATCCTTTCAGGTGGGATGATCAATTGGGGGTCAAATGCAGGATCGTGCGCATCGCCAGGCCGTCGCCGACACGGGCGCTGACTTGCCTGATCTCGGCGTCGATCGCGTCCGGTACGGAACCGAAGATCGAGACGATGCCGGCTGGCGAAAGCGTCAGTGAAGACGCGTCGGGCTCAGCGGTATGGATTGGCGCCCCGCTGCCATCGAACAGCGTGACGCGATAAAGCTCGCGCTCCTCGCCGAGCGGAGTTGAGCCGCCGATCGCCACATCGCCGCCGATCCGGCTCCTGCGGATCCACGACAATTGGACCGCGCCGTCCGGCATAAGATGAGCGCGGGGATGAACCGGCGAGAGCGGCAGCAAGGCCCGCGTTCCGGCGATTGCCGTCAAGACTGTGAAGTAACGCGAGGAAAACGTCCTGCCGGCGGGGCCGATCCGCCAGTTGAGCGTTCGGCCGGCCTCTGCGGCGGTGAGCCCCGAAGGCGGGACGCGACGGTCCAGAAAGACGATCCGGCCGCCCGCCGGCGCGCCGGCAGCCGCGGCATCGTCGGTTCCGGCCTGACCGCGCAGAAGCTCCCAAAGACGCCACTCGCCGGGCGCCACTTCTTCCGCGAAGCGGAACTGGAGCACCTCGAACAGACCGCCTGTGATCTCGACCGCCAGTGCGTTGCGCCCGGCCAGCAAAAGTTCCCGGGTTACGGACGAAAACTCGCCACCGAACAGGCGGGCATGAACCGTGCTGGCACGGTCATACCGGCCCGGCGGGCCGGGCGACAACGGTGTCAGCAGCGTGCCCATGATCGCGTTGCCGGCAACCGTCTGGCGCAGTTCGAACCCGTCGGCGCCCGGCGATGACAGCACCGCGTGCGGACGATCAGGCACGGCGTGTACAGCGATCCGGTGATTGTTCTCGACGGTCGTTTGATCGAGCATGGGTAAGTCGAGCAGAACCGTTTCCGGCGGCCCGCCAAACCTGCCCGATGCTTCAGGTGACGCGGAGTGGACGGAAAACGCCGGCGGCATTGCCGGTGACAGCGACCGGACGATGGAGCGTGCCGTGATCTCAAGACGGTCCGTCAGATCGATCGCGGTGATGCGCCAATGGCCGCGCGGATTGTCGTCAAAGGCGACGACATCGCCCGGTTCAAGGCCCGCAAAGCGCAGCGGCAGATGGAATTTCAGCGTGTCGCGGCCAAACCAGAGACGATCCAGCATCGCGTTCGCGACGGCGAGCGCGCCTTCGGGATGCAGCGTACAAGGCAGATTGGCGTCAATCAGCATGGCGGACGGCCCATCCCGCCGGCGCGAACGTGCCGATTGGGTGCGGTAGTCGGTCAGCGCGTCGCGATAGCGGAGCACCACCTCGGAGGGCAATTCATCGGCTTGCCCCGATATCAGCGTGCGGTCGCCATGCTCCTTGCCCAGACAAAGCTGCGCGCGAGGAACCGCGACCGGTCGATAGTCGGGGTCGGCGATCCGGATCAGCGGTGCCTGGGCGTCGCCCGTGTCCGTTGCAACCAGCCCGAACGCATCGACAAGCGGTTCGAGCGTCTGGCGGATGCTGCCGGGCGTCAGCACCGTCATGCCCTGCACAACGCCCCTGACGGCCTCGACATCGGGCGCCGGCAGGCCGTGATCTGCGAAGATGGCGCCGATCAGTCCCGCGAGCGGGGCGCAGCCGAGGCGCCCATTGATCCAGTGTCCGGTCAGCCAGTTCGGCCCGTCGCCCCAGATGGTGCCATTGCGCGGAAACTCGGGATAGGGCCGGGCGTCCCAGGCCCAGATGTACTGCCGTTCGGGATCGACCATCGGCACCGATGTGCCGGGGGCGACGGGGTTCGCTGGCGCGCCCACCTGGACCCAGTGCCTTTGATGCGCCGTCAGGAAGGCCCGCTGGACCCCGTCGCCGCGCGTGCCGGCCGAATGGTGCGGCCGTGCACTTTCGCTCGACTTGGGATCGGGGAAGACATTGGGTTGATTGGCGCCCGCATCGACGGCGGGGCATCCAGTCTCGGTCATCCAGATCGGCTTGCCATAGGGCACCCACGGCGATTGCGGCCCGGTCTCGGCGCCGCCACGCCGGTCGACGTGAACGTTCGACCACCAGGAGACCAGATCCTTGTAGCGATAGACCCATGGCTTGCCATGGGCTCCGTCGGTAATCGGCGAACGCATGCGGTCCGCACGGCCGGCATCGCTCGCATAGTACCAGTCAAATCCTTCGCCAGCGGCGATCGCTGCCTGCATGGCGGCCGCGTCATTGTCGGCGCGCATGCCATCGGGGTTGCCCTGGTCGGAAAACGCATCGGCCGCGCGCCAGTCGGACAGAGGCATGTAATTGTCAATGCCCACCGCATCGATCTCGGGCGCCGCCCAGAGCTGATCGAGATGATAGAAGACATCGCCCGAGCCGTCGGCCGGATGATAGCCGAAATATTCCGACCAGTCGGCGCCATAGCTCAGCTTGCAGCCCGGCCCGAGTATCGCACGAACGTCACTTGCCAGTTGGCGCAGCGCATCGACGAACGGAAACTGGTTGGACGCATTGCGCAGACATGTCAGGCCGCGCAACTCGCTGCCGATCAGCATGGCATCGACGCCGCCAGCGATCTGTGCGAGGCGAGCCGTGTGCAGGACGAGGCGCCGATAGCCCCAATCGGCGCCGGGGCCGGGAACCACCATCTCGCCGCTCACCGCCAGATCGGCGGGCTGGGTGGCGCCGACGAATGCTGCAACCTGGCTTTGCGCCGTCGCCGTCCCGTCCGCGCTGCCCGCCTGTGCGGGGCCGGGAAAGCAGGTGATCCGCCCGCGCCAGGGATAGGGCGCCTGCACCGCACCGTCATAAGGGTCGGGCAGCGCGTTGTCCTGCGGAACATCCATCATGATGAAGGGATGCAGCATGACCGAAAGGCCGCGCGCCTTCAGATCGCGAATGGCTTCGATGACGGAGGCGTCAGTCGGCGTTCCGCCATAGGCGGGGCGGCCCTCGACCCGGCTGACCAGACGAGAATCGGCGCTCTGGCGGCTCAGACCGCTGACCTTCCAGGGCGGACTTTCCTCGCCCATCTGGCGTTGTGTGACGCCGGGCCTGAGCGAACAGCCGCCAGCGCGCAGATCGTCACCGAACCATGTGACGATGAGCGAGACATGCCTCAGGTTCGGGCAGATCGCCTGCAATTCATCGATCGAGGCCGACCAGTCATTGCCCGCATAAAGGATGTGGCGATTGTGTTCGACCGTTTCGCCCGGGCCAAGCTGGCTGATGGCGGAGCTTGGCGAAAGGCCGTGCTCGGTCGCGCCGGGAATGACCGAGACGGCGGTCAACCCCTTCTCGAGTTCGCCGACCGGCCGGATCACTTCGGCTTCGATCTGCGGAATGCGATTGCCGAAATCCTCGAGCGGAAAGCGCTCAAAGACCAGATAGGCGATATTCCTGTAGGCGGGGGTGTTGTCCGCGCCCTGCTTTACCTCAAGCAATGGGTCGGCCGTCTGTCCGGCTTCACCGGTGTGGACGCGTACGGTGATTTCAGTCAGGTCGATTTCGCGGCCGTCCGCCCAGACGCGCTTGACCATGGCAACCGGCCCTTCGCACAGGGCCACCGCGACATTGCCGAAATAGCTGTAGGTGGTGGTCGTGACCTTCGGACCGCCCTTGCCGCCCTGGCGTTCGGTCGTCGTCTCCTCCTCGAAACGCGTTGCCCAGATGACCGTGCCGGCGAGCCGCACATGGCCATAGGCGCGGGCTACCGGGACACCCTCCTCGGCCGTCATCGGCCGCTGTTCGGTCAGGCGCGGTCCCTCGGCATGCTGGCTGGCGCCGAACAGACGCTGGTCGATCCAGTAGCCAGCGAGGGCACCTGCAGCGGTGCCCACTGTGGCGCCGAACGTGCCGAATGCGCCGCCCAGCAACCCGCCGGCGGCCTGAAGCAGAAGCGTCGCCATCAGCGCGCTGCCGAAAAATCGCCGTGAAAGGGAAATGCGAACACCGCCGCCAGACGCCGTTTCCACCAGTGCGTAAGCGCGGTCTCGCAAACCGCGTGGCGCTCGCGCGCATGGATCATCATCGCCGGCGCCGCCATAATCGCCAGGTGCTTGGCGGCGACGTGGGGCGACCATCGGAAGACGAGAAGATCGCCAGCTTGTTCGTCCCCGACAAAGACAGCGCTGCAGCGGGCCTTGCAGGCGCCGAGCAGCGGTTCTCCGGCACCGGCGCTCTCAGCCCAATCGGCCGAATAGGAGCGGTCGTAGTCAGGCATCGCACCATAGACATCGGCCCAGACACCGGCGACGAGCCCAAGGCAATCGCAGCCGACGCCGCGCCGGGCCGCCTGGTGGCGATAAGGCGTGCCGATCCAGCGGCGCGCGGCCGCAACGATCGCCATGCGCAGCGGATCAGGGGACAAGGGGCCCGCCATCGAACACGGCGTCGGAATGAACATAGCTGAGCGCCCGGTCGTCGCCGGGCATGTGCGGGAACCCCTGAAAATTGAGCTGGTTGGAGAACTTGGCCTTGCACGTCGCGAACGTCTTGTCGCAGCCGGCGAACAGCGTCACCGGGTCGCCTGTCGCGGGCGACACGCCGACCGGTTCGCGCAGCAGAATGCGCATGATCGATGCATCGGACAGGCTGGCCGCTGAGACGGAAAGCATGTCGCCGGCGCGGACGCCGCCATCGAACCGCAACACGCCATGGTCGAACCAGCGGTCCGGGTGAACGCCGATCCCGGCCAGGTCGATCGAGCGGGCGCCGTCGCCGCCCGAAACGGTGCCCGAGGCGCTGTATCCCGGCGTGGCTGACAGTGCAAAACCGCAGCGTGCATCGCCGAGCCCGGCATCGCAATGGCGGGTGAAGAAGCGGCCGCGCGGCTGGTCGAGCGTCGCCGACAGACTGCGCAATTCGACCCGAAAGGCCCGGCCCTCGCGCGTGATCTCTCCGACATGGAAACGGCGCAGCAGGCTTGCCGTTTCCGGCGCTTCCCAGTTGACCAGATAGAGCGCGACATCGGCGCCGTCATATGCGCCGCGTTCGATGTCGGTTTCCGAGACTGCCGATGATGACAAGGCGCCCGAAACATCCGAGATGTCGCCACCCAGACCCATCGACGCCTCGGCCGCGCCGGCGGTGAACCCCGTCTGCGGCTCGCACAGCGTGCCGGCAATCATCAGCGGCCGGTCATGGTCGGTGAAGCCGAGCGAGGCGCCGTCGGTTCGCCGGACGATCCACGCCAGACAGACCGTGGTGGCATCGTTTTCCAGATGGGTCTGAAGATCGGGATGCAGGGTTCTCACGCGATCACCTCGGTCAGGACCAGGTCGTCGAGCGCGCCCGCGTCGGGGTCGGCGCGCGTGATCTGCAGCGATTGGTTCTCAAAACGCACCGGTACATCGAACAGGCAGCCGCCGGTGAGGGCGACGCCGGGGGCCGGAGCGGCCGAAAGAGTGACGATGCCCGTCGCCGCATCGACCGAAACCGAACCGGGATCGATGACGGATCCGTCGAGGGCCATGACCACGCTTGACGGCTCGGGCTTGCGGATGACGCGGCCGCTCGCGGTCGTGAGCTGAAATTGCGTTAGCGCGCCGTCGCCCGTGCCCAGATGTACGTCCGATGCATCGGGAACGCCGCCATCGGGTCCGGTCGAAGGTTCGACCGGATCGCGGAACCGGAAGGCATGCAACGGCCCGCCACGCGCCTCGAAGAACGTCAGGATGGCGCGGATTTCGGCCATCGGACGCGTGCCGACAGGGATCGTATATTGCCGCATCGTCTCGGCGGTCCGGCTGTTGCGGATCTCGTGACCCGAAGACAGGGCGACGACATCGATGTGCCGGCGGCTGGCGACATTGATGCCGAAAGGCAGGCGCGGAAGGAATGCGACATCGTGAAAATCGGCCATGGCCCGCTCCTCAGACGCTGCGCCGGCCGCGCATCACGGCGCGGGTGAGCGCCGCGCTGACCTGGGACCGGGAGCGCTCGAAGCCCCTTACGTCGGGTGTCGAAATGTTGACGACGACCTGCGCGGGGGCCTCGCTCGGTCCGCGCGCGGCGACACCCAGACGGCCGTCCGCACCGCGTCTGAGCGGCAGGATGGCCTCGGCACCGGCCTCTCCCGCAACGCCAAATCCGTTGCCGTGCGGGAAATAGGCCGGTGCAGCCAGAACCCCGCCTCCGCCTGCAAAAAGACCGGTCGATGCGACCCCGCCCGCGGCAAACGGCTTTGCCGCGCCCAGTAACCCGCCGAGAACCGATCGGCCGAAACCGTCGAACATGGACTGCAGCGGCGCCAGGCCCCGGTTGAGTGCGTTGCGCGACATGCTCATGGCGATGCCGCGCAGAACGTCCTCCACCGACTTGCCCTTGATGACGATGTCGCTCAATGCGCCGGTCATCGTCCGGCCGAAGCTCTCGGCTTCGTTCTTGAGCGTCGCGAGCGCGGTTTCGAGCCCTGTCGTGTCGGCATCGACAGTGACGATCAGTTCTTCATCCATGGTGGTTCGGTCCCAGCTCGGACGTGCCGCTATCGGGAAATGCCGACAGCAAATCCTCAAGTGTGCGGCGCGATGGCGCCAAGGTCCCGGCGCCGTGTGCAACCGACATGGCCGCCGCAAGTTCGCGTGGTGTCATCGCCCAGAACGCCTGCGGCGCAAGCCGCATGATGCCAAGCCCGAACACGATGGCGTCGTTCCAGGGAAAGGCGCGCCGCATCGATCAGTTTTCCTCGGCCGGGCCAAAGGTCGCAGCCAGCAATTCGCTGACGATCGCCGCATATCCGGCCAGCCCGCCTTCGGCCTGCATCTCGGCCACATCGTCGAGCGTGAATGTGTGGCCACCGCCTTCAAGGCCCGCATGGATGATGGTCAACAGGTCGCGCGCCGACAGCCGGCCGGACGAAAAACGCTCGCCAAGAGCGCCCAGATCTCCGACGGCAAAGGCGCTTTCGAGTTTTGCCAACGCTCCGAGCGTCAGGCACAGGCAACGGTCCTTGCCGCCCAGATTGGCGACAATCTCGCCGCGTCTGCGATTGACCAGCATCACAATGCTCCGAAGGTCAGTTCGCCGGCGGATTCAAGAGCCGTCTCGAACGTCACCTCACCATCATGGTTTCCGGCATAGTCGAGCGCGGTGATCGCGAACGCGCCCGAGATCGCTCCGAAATCGGGGATCACGATCTCCCACTGATCGATCGTGCCATCGAAGAAGGCTTGCCGGACAAGCGCATCGGACGCCGCATCCTTGAAGATGCCTGATCCGGAAATGGAGGCGCGCCGCACGCCCGCACCGCCCAGAAGCTCGCGCCACCGGCCGGCCGACTCCGTGTCGGTGATGTCGACGGTCTGCGCATTGAAAGCGATCCGCTTGGTGCGCAGTCCCGCCACGGAGACGAACGCCTGCTGACCGTCGTCGAAGAATTTCAAAAGGATGTCCTTGCCACGCTGGGCGGTCATGGGAGGTCTCCGTTTCGGATGTCGGGTTGTTCCGGATCACGCACCGGCCGCCGCGCACAGGAAACGCAACCGCAGCGTTGCGTGGAAGGCGGCCTGTCCGCGCTCATAGGCTGTCGATATGGCGACCGGCATTGCCAGCACGATCCGTGTGGACTGGGCTGTCGCCGGGACCGCATCGGTCAGCGTGCTCTCGATGCGGGCAACGATCCGGTCGATATCGGTTCGGCCGGGACCGCGCGCATAGGCGTGAATGACGACGGACACCGCCTGCCCGCGCGCATCGTCGGTGCTCCAGTCCGCCACCTCGATCCGGCCGACATAGACGCTGGGCAAGGCGCGACGCGGCGGCGGCCTGTCGAAGACGCGCGGCGGATCGCCGAGATCGGCCACGAGCGCGGCATCGTTCGACAGCCGGTCGAGGAGCCAGGCGTGAAGATCGCCGGTCATGACCGCTTGTCCTCATTCTTGGCTGGAGCGCGGCCATTGGTTGACGCCTCGTCGGCAAGCCGCGTGGCGCGTTCGTCGGCGCGCGCCAGAACCGCCTTGCGCAGAGCGCCGACCAGATCGTCGACCGTGGTCCTGATGGCGGTCTTCACTGCGGCACCTCGCTGGTCGCGATGCAGCGCAGATGGCGCCCGCCCATTTCTTCGTCGTGCACCGTCTGGATGACGAAACGGTCGCTGCCCGCCACAAGACCCATGGCAGGCCGGACGCGGGGATCGGCGCGCAGCACGATGGTGCGCTCGGTCACCTGCTCTCCGGCGCCGGCGCGCAGCGGATCGGTGGCGCGTGACGAGGCGACCATGCCCCAGACGTGGGCGACATGGGTCCACATGTCGGTGAAGCCGCCCTGCCCGTCGGGCGCCGACGCCCATTCTTCGAGCGCAAAACGGACGCGCAGCCGGCCAGGATCGATTGATTGCGGCGCCATGGTCAGATGCCGATCCGGCGCCAGGCGCGCACCAGGCGCGAATAGGCCATCGGAACCGAAACGGGCTGCTCGCTCGGTCCGTAGCTGCCCCGGAATTCGTACCAATGGGCGACGAGGGTCAGGATCGCGCGGCGCAGCGTGTCGGGCACAGCGGGTCCCGCGGGTCCGAAGCCGGCGCGGAAGTCGATCTCGACGCCGGTCATGGAGGCCGACAGGGATCCCGGCTCGAAGGTCAAGGTGGCCGGCCGCCGCATGGTGTCGAGCCGGTAGGCGCTGCCCTCCAGAACGTTCGGATCGCCGTCCGGGTCGTAGACTGTGACCGCAACGATCGCGGCAACGGGATGGCGCGGCAGCGAAACGGGCGCCGCCGGCGCCTCGGACAGCGAAAGACGCCAAGTCTGGTCGATCAGGGCGAGGCCCGTATCGTCGGCGATAAAACGCGCGGCGGCATCGACCAGTTCGGCGATCAGCGTGTCTTCTCCTTCATGGGTGACGCGCAGATGCGCCTTGGCGTCCGCAAGCGTCACCGGCGGAACGGCCGGCGTGCCGATGGGCATCAGAACCATTGTTTGTCCTTTGCGAAATGGATGCGGACGGCCCGGCAGGGAGGCGGACCGGGCCGTCCGCTGCGGCGTGAAGCGCGGGGGACGAGGCCGCGCCTATCAGCTCACGCCGAACCGGATCAGCTTGATGGCATCGAAGTCCTGGATGCCGCCTCCGACGCGCTTGGTGGTGTAGAAGAGCACGTAGGGTTTGGCCGAATAGGGATCGCGCAGCACCGAGACGCCGCGCCGGTCGACCACCAGATAGCCGCGCGCGAAATCGCCGAAGGCGATGGCAGGCGCGTCTGTGGCGATGGCCGGCATGTCTTCGGATTCGTGCACCGAAAAGCCCATCAGGGAAGGCTTCTGCTCCGCCGTTGCCGGAGGCTGCCAGACATAGTTTCCGTCCGCATCCTTGAGCTTGCGGATGGCGGCCTGGGTCTTGCGGCTCATCAGCCAGGATGCGTTCTGCCGATAGCCGGCCTTGAGCGTGAACACCGTGTCGAGCAGCACGCCGGTCGCGTCGTCGGCAGGCAGATCGCCGGCCGTGCCGGTTGGAACATAGCCGAGATTGCCCCAGCTCCACGCACTCTCGTCGACCATGGTGTAGTCGAGAAGGCCGCGCGGCTTGTTGACGCCGTCGCCATTGACGAAGGCCGTTCCTTCCTGCTCTGCGAATGCCGCCTCGACCTCGGCGGAAATCCACTGGTCGATGTCGACGGCGCTGTCCTCGAGCAGGGTCGCGGTCGCCGCCGGCATGGCGTAGAGTTCCATCGTTGGAAACTGCAGTTCGGCCAGCGTTCCCGCCGCCGTCTCGGGACGCGCATCGGTTTCGCCGACCCAGCCGACCGCAGGGCCGCTGACGGCGAACGGCTTTTTCAGCACCGCGCCGGTGACCTGGCGCACGGTCGCCAGCGCGCGAACAGGCGACAAATCGCGCAAGCGGGCTGCGATGGCCGTCTCGGTCTCGGGCGGCACGAGAAAACCGCCGTCGGGACCCGAACCATAGGACATGGCCTTGGCTTCGAGACGCCGCAGGCCGGTTTCGTCGCCGCCGCGCACATAGCGCTCGAAAGCGGCCTTGTGTTCGCTCGCGCCAGCAAAGGCGAAGCCGCCGCCGGCTGCCGGCCGCGCGGCCTTGGCGACCAGCCGTTCAAGCACTCGCTTTTGCTCGTCAACCGCCTGGTTGATGCGGTCCACCTTGTCGGCGGAGACCGGATCCTCGCCGAGCTGGCTCTCCAACTCGCGCAGACGTTCGTCATTGGCCTGCTTGAACGCGTCGAAGGCCCGCATGAAATCGTCGAACGCCTCGGCGACATCCTGTGCATGGGAGACGGGCATGGGTTTGGCCGCGGGCATGGCCGGCGCGGCCGAGGCGGCCTTTCGCGCCGGAGCCATGCGGCACGTTTGGAGGGTGCTCATGATCGCAGTTCCTTGGTCTTGAGTGTGAGATGATCGGCGGCACGGCGGATGGTGCTCGCAAGCACAAGGCCGTCCTGCGCACCGGTTCCGGACGCGGCTTCCCGCCCGCGATCCAATGCGGCAAACCCCTTGGTGATGACCGTGCGGGCCTGCCGTCTGGTCAGCCCGGCATCGCGCACGAGCCAACGTTCGAAGTCCCGAACCGTCGGCAGGGTCGGCGCGGCCTTGACGGCCGCCACCCGTGCCTCGGGCAACATCGGGAAGGTGACGACGGAAATCTCCCAGAGATCGGCTTCGAGAATGTGGCGTGCGCCGGTGGCTGCATCGGTCTTGGCACGCACCGTCTTGAAGCCGATCGACAGGCCGTCGAGACCGCCCGCCTGCATCAGCGCCAGCACCTCGCGGCCCCGCGCGACTTCGGTGCTGATCCGGCCACAAACCTTCAGGCCGTGCGCATCCTCCTCGACCGACAGCCAGTGGCCGATCGGCTCGTCGGGATTGTGCTGGAACAGCATGCGGATGCCGCCGGCGCCCCTTTCGGCCAGCGATTTCGTGAACGCGCCGGCGGCGACCACTTCCTGACCCAGATCGACCGCGCCGAACACGGACGCATAGCCGGTGAACGTGCCTGTCTCATCGACATCGCCCAGTTCGGTCGCGGCGAATTTGCGATCAAGAGGGATCATCGGGCTTCCTTGTGCCGTTTTTTCCTTTCGGGCTGCCGCCGCGGTCGGCAAAGCGGATCGCCAGACCCATCGCCCACCAGATACTGACCGAGGCAAGCGCGGCGCCCATCAGTACGGTTTCGAACTCGCTGAGCACGTCCGCGATCGCCAGGCGTTCGGCGACCGCGACGCCGGCCGTGGTGCCGAAGACGACACCGCCGGTCACGCCGGTCATAAACCGCAACGCGGCCTCGCGGCGCGAGCGCGGAAACAGATAGGCGAGCGAGATCGCCGAGCCGGCGATCGCGCCGGCCAGCTTGGCGAGCCACACCGTGCCCGCCGGGTTGATGTCGGTCATGATGGTCAGCCGTTCCGTGTCGGCGTCGGCGCATAGCCGACCGCTTCACGTTTTTCGGTGTCCGTCAGGAAGGAGGCCGCTTCGAGCCGCGCCCATAGCGCGTCGCGCTCGGCCGCCAGCCCTTCGACCCGGTCGAGATCAATGCCAATCCGCATGCGCCCCGGATAGAGAGGCGCCAGCCAGCCCGAGAGCGCTTCGACCGTCCGGCGGACCAGCGGCAGAACCGTCAGGCGGTAGAAGGCGCGCTGTGCCTCCTGATAGTTGGAATAGGTGTTGTCGCCGGGAATGCCCAGGAGCATCGGCGGCACGCCGAAGGCGAGCGCGACGTCGCGGCTGGCCGAGTTCTTGGCTTCGATGAAGTCCATGTCGCGCGGCGTCAGGCCCATCGCCTTCCAGTCAAGCCCGCCTTCGAGCAGCAGCGGGCGGCCCGCATTGAGCGCGCCCGAATAGCCGTCGGCAAGTTCGCGCTTGAGCTGGTCATATTGCTCGGCCGTCAATGTCGAGCCGTCGCCCGGCGCATAGATCAGAGCGCCCGATGGCCGCGCCGCATTGTCGAGCAGCGCCTTGTTCCATTGGGCGGCGGCATTGTGGACGTCGAGCGCCATCAGCGCGGCCTCGAGCGGAGCGAATCCATCGGTCTCGCTGAGCGGATTGTAGAGCGACAGATGCACGACAGCCGGCGCGCGGCCGTCATCGTCCATGCCGATCGTGCGCGCTCCGTCGGCACCTTCGATGATGCAGCGGGCCGGCCATCCGCGCTCGTCATGCTCGATCCGCACGCGGTCGGGCCGGATCGCATGCAGCCGCATCCGGCCGTCGGCGGCCTCGACGCGTTCCAGATAGGCATTGCCTGACAGAAGCAGGTTGCCGAACAGCGTCTCGGCCAATGCGGTTCGCGACTGGCCGAGATTGGGGCGTTCGAGCGTGTCCACAAGCGGATGTTCGGCAAGGTCGCGGTCGCCTTCCTGCACGCTCCAGGGGACGGCGGCAGCGGCCTCCGACACCATCCGCACACACCGGTGCACGATCGGATTGCGCATGAACCCTTCGCGTGCCAGGGCGGAGAAGGAGGCATGCGTCCAGCCGGCATCGAGCATGGTGTGCATGGCGACAAAGCCCTGCGCGATGGCCGACTTGTGTTCAGGCACAGTGTTGCCCGCCGGATGCGTGTCGGCGGCGTTTGCGCGTGCCCGCCATCGACCGAGCATGGTCTTGACCCTGTTCATCGGTTCTTCCGTTGTTCACACGATCGCGCGGACGCGCGGACGGCCGCGCGCACCGGAAACCAGTTCGCCGATCGCCCAGACCAGCGCGTCGAGCCGGTCGGGAGAGCGGCCCGAAGAAAGCCCGTCCAGCCCGAAATCGCACATCTCGTCTTCCAGTTCTGCCAACACGCCCACATGGCGCACACGGCCCTGTTCATAGAGCGCGGCCACCGGTTCGGCGCGCAGCCATTTGGCGCGCGTCGCCCGCACCGGACTGACATTGACGGTCGGATCGACCATGCCGATCACGCTCTTGACCATGTCGCCGCCCTGGTTGACTTCGGCGACCATGATGTCGGCGCCTGCGGCGTGGTAGGCCGCAACCGCGCGGCCAGCCCATTGGCGCGGCGTCGCCGCGCCAATGCTGTGATCGGCGATGACGTCGACCACGCCCTCATCGGTGAGGCCGGCAATGACGATGCCGCACGCATCCGAAGTCGCTTTCGCACTGGCCGGAGGATCGACGGCAACGACGATCCGCCGATGGTCGTCGCGGCCGGCTGACCTGCTCCGCTCGAGCAGGTCGCGTGTCCAGAGCGCACCATCGCGTTCGCCGAGGATTTCGGCATCGAGTTCCTGCCGTCCAAGCCGCGTGCCGCCATAGCGCGCCTGCATCGTGTTCAGGAAGCCACGCGCCAGATTGGCGGCATTGTCGGCGGTTCTCATCCGGACGGTGACGGTTGCGGCATCATCCATGATGCGCGCCAGAAGCTTGAGCGGCCTCGGCGTTGTCGTCACCGCCAGGCGCGGCCAGTCGCCCAGGCGCAGGCCGAATTGCAGCATGTCCCAGCACTCGCCGGGATAGGGCCATTTGACCAGCTCATCGCACCAGGCGGCCGCGAATTGCGGCCCGCGCAAACTGCCCGGATCATGCGCAGAAAAAACCTGCGCCACCGCGCCCGTGGGCCAGACCAGCCGGCGCCGCGTTGCCTCGTAGACCGGCCGGTTATAGAGCGCCGAACGCAAAATGCCGGCCGGCCCCTCGATCATCACATCGCGCACATCGGCGATCGTTTCGCCTATCAAGGCGATCGGCGCCGATATGCCGTCGCCGAACGGACGGGCTGCGCTGGCAAGACCATGCACCCATTCGGCGCCGGCGCGCGTCTTGCCCGATCCGCGCCCGCCCAGCAAAAGCCATGTCGACCAGTTGCGGTCACGGGGCGGGGTCTGCGCCTCCCGCAGGGCCAGAAGTCCGCATCTGAGCGCCAC